GCGCATCGAGTTCAGGATTCACGTCTCGAAGCTGCAGCAGTCGTTCCTGCCTGGCATCGGCCCGGAAATCTCGCCGCCGACACGCGCCAACAACACCAGTGCGCCAGCAGCACCGGTGCAGGAGGCGCACCAGTGCGACGGGCGCACCGGTGCACAAAACGACGAAACCGGTGCGCCAGGTGCACTCTATAAAGCACCCAATAGCACCCATGCTCTCTCAGGGGCGCGCGCGCGCGCTGCGACCGTCGTCGAGCTGCGCAAGGCGGTCATCGCCGGCGGCTATCCGCCCATCCGAGTTCCGACCGCAGACCCTCGCCTCGAGCTGGCATCCGCCGAGAGCGCGCGGATCGGCCACGCCTCGGCCATCGATCTGGCGACAGCGGTTGCCCGCGAGGCGATGGGCCAGTCGCCGCCGAAGTCCTTCGGCTGGATCGTCGGTGCCGTCCGCGGGCGGATGGCCGACACGCACGACACCGCCACTGTTTCACGGGGAACCCATGCAACCGATCAACCAAGTCCTCGCCGCTCCGCTTCCGAGCGCGTCGCCGATCGCATCCGAGAAGCCGAGCAGCGCGATGCTGCCGACGCAGCCGCGTCGCACGCTCTGGCTCCGGATGGCTGAAATCTACGGGCACCGCTGGACGTCGGCCTACGGCGAAGATCCGGACGCTGGTGCCGGCGAGACGTGGGCGAAGGGGTTGGCGGGCGTGACGCCGCAACAACTCGCCGCCGGGCTGGGCGCGTGCATCGCCAGTGCCGATCCGTGGCCGCCGACGCTGCCCGACTTCCGCGCGCGCTGCCTCGGCATTCCGACGCTGGCGCAGGTGAAGTTGGCGCTGCGCGACGAGGCCGCTGCGAAGCCTTCGTTCGTCGTGCTGATCTTCCAGGCGCTGGATTACTACAACTGGCGGCAGGCCGACCAGCGCACCGCTGATCGCATGCTGGCGGACGCCTACGCCACGGCGCGCGAGCACGTGATGCTGGGCGGCGCACTGCCGGAGCCTGTTGCGGCGCTGGAAGCGCCGGAGAGGCGCAAGCCGGTGCCAGCGTCGCCGGAAGTGGCCGCCGCGCACATCGCGACGATCTGTGACGAGCTGGGCGCCGCGAACCCGATCGATGGCAAGGCAGCTGCGGCGGGCCCTGACGCGTGAGCAAGGGCGCGCTCCGCTACAGCTCACCGGCGACGATGCCGGCGGGCATGCGCGCGCTGCACGACCAGCAGCACGCGGCGGCAGCGCCAGGCTGGGTTCCGTCGCCGGCGAAGAAGCGCTCGGGGAAGAAGCGCTCGGGGAAGTACAACGCCCAGCCGACCGAGGCCGACGGGATCCGCTTCGATTCGAAGGCCGAGGCCCGGTACTACATCGGGCTGAAGGATCGCGTCGCTGCTGGCCTGGTCCGCTACTTCCTCCGGCAGGTGTCGTTCCCCCTTCCCGGCGGCACGCGGTACGTCGTCGATTTCATGGAGGTCCACGCCGACGGCTCGATCCACTGGATCGACGTGAAGGGCGTGGAGACGCCGATGTTCCGCCTGAAGAAGAAGCAGGTCGAGGATCTGTACCCCGTGGAGATCGAGGTCTCGCGGTGACGTCGATCGACGCGCTCACGAAGCCGGAACGGAGCTGCGGCCGGGCGCAGGCCAGGACGATGCGCGAGCACGTGATGGAGGACGGCGGGTGCTGCTACTGCACGAAGCGCGCCGGCCTGTTCGAGACGATCGGGCGCCGCGCGGCATGCGGGCTGGACCCGCCGAAAAAGTTCCCGCTGTGCATCGCGCTGGCGGGCGGATTCGAGTTCGACGAGCCGGCGTACCGCGAGGGCGCGGGTCGGGACATGGGGGATCGAAATGGCTGATGGCGCTGGTGCATTCAATTTCCCGCTGCCGCAGGTGTCGCGCCTGCGCCCCGGCGAGATCGTCGTGGACCTGTTCGCCGGCGGCGGCGGCGCGAGCGAGGCGCTGAAGCAGGCACTCGGCATCGATCCGGCGTTGGCGTACAACCACGACGCCTGGGCGATCGGCATGCACGCCGCGAATCACCCGCTGACGCAGCACCACCGCGAGGACATCTGGCACGCGGACCCGGTGCGCGACGTCGCCGGGCGCAAGGTCGGCTGGTTCCATGCCTCGCCGGACTGCACGCACTTCAGCCAGGCCAAGGGCGGCCAGCCGCGCAGCCGCAAGACGCGGGCGCTGTCGTGGGTGGTGAAGAAGTGGGTCGGGCAGTTGGCGAAGGTCGGGCTGGCGCCGCGGATCATCAGCATGGAGAACGTCTGGCAGATCCTGACGTGGGGGCCGCTGATCGCGAAGCGGTGCAAGACTACCGGACGCGTGTTGAAGATGGACGGCACGATCGCCGCGCAGGGCGAGCGGGTGCCGGTCGAGCACCAGCAGCTTGTCCCCGACAAGCGCCACGCCGGCCGCACGTGGAAGCAGTTCGTCGCGATGCTGCAGGCCTTCGGCTACGTGGTGGAGTGGCGGAAGCTGGTCGCCGCGGACTACGGCGCCGGCACCAGCCGCGAGCGCCTGTTCTTGATCGCGCGCCGGGACGGCGAGCCCATCGTCTGGCCGGAGCCCAGCCACGGGCCGGGCCGCGAGGAACCGCACGTGCCCGCCGCCGCCAGCATCGACTTCAGCGACCTCGGTCGCAGCATCTTCGACCGCCCACGGCCGCTGGCGGACGCCACCATGCGCAGGATCGCCAAGGGCGTGGTGAAGCACGTCCTGCAGTCGTCCGACCCGTTCTTCCTGACCGAGTTCGCGAACGTCGGGCGAGGTGGGCGCACCTGGTCGGGCGAGAAGCCGCTGCCGACGCAGTGCGCGGGCGTGAAGGGCGGGCACTTCGCGATGGTGGCGCCGACGCTCCTGCCAGCCACGCATCAAGGGTCCGTCCGTATCAACGACCCGAAGGATCCGCTGCCCACGATCACCGCGGCGAACCGGGGCGAACTGATGCTGGCCAACGCGCTGCTGGCGCCGACGCTGGTCCAGACCGGCTACGGCGAGCGAGAAGGGCAGGCGCCGCGCGCGCTGGACCTGCAGCAGCCTCTCGGCACGATCGTCGCTGGCGGGGTGAAGCACGCAGTGGCATCCGCCTTCCTCGAGCAGGCCTGCGGCGGCTACTACGACGGCGCCGGCCACGACCTGCGTAAGCCGAACCCGACGATCTGCGCGAAGGGCAGCATCCAGCGGCTGGTGTCGGCGGACCTCGAGGCGCTGTCGCCCGAGCAGGAGGCCGGCGCGCTTCGCGTGGCCGCCTTCCTGGTCTCCTACTACGGCAACGGTGACGCGCTGAACGTGCGCGACCCGCTGGACACGATCACCACCCGCGACCGTATCGGCCTGGTCACGGTGATGGTGCAGGGCATGCCCTACGCAATCGTCGACATCAAGCTGCGGATGCTGAAGCCCGCCGAGCTGTTCCGGGCGCAGGGCTTCCCGGCCGACTACATCATCGACCGCACCGCCGACGGCCGCCCGATCACCGGCACGCACGCTGTCCGCATGGTCGGCAACAGCGTGAGCCCGCCGCCGCTGCGCGCGCTGGCCATCGCGAACCTCGACCCGGCGCCGGTGGCCGAAAGGCTGGCGGCATGAACGCGCCAGACCCGTACATCGAGTTCCTGCAGCGCAAGGTGAAGCTGTCGCCGTCGATGGGCTTCGACGTCGAGGCCTGCGAGGTGAACCCCATCCTCGACCGGCACCAGCCCGATGCGGTGCGGTGGGCGTGCGCGGGTGGGCGCCGCGCGCTGTTCGAGGCCTTCGGCTTGGGCAAGTCGATGCAGCAGCTTGAGATCATGCGCTTGTGCCGTGCTCACGCTTGTGCCGTGCTCACGCTGGCGGCGCGGTTGGGATCGTGCTGCCGCTGGGCGTGAAGCAGGAGTTCGCCCACGACGCCCATGTGCTGAACACGGGCGACTCACCGATCATCACGCCCGAGCGCCGGCGCGCGCTGGCCGAATGGATCGAGCAGGATCCGGCGCGCCAGCATCAGGTCAGGTTCGTGCGCACGACGGCCGAGGTCGACCCGGAGTTCCCGGGCATCCACCTGACGAACTACGAGTCGGTGCGCGACGGGAAGCTGGACCCGGCCGTGTTCACCGCGGCCAGCCTCGACGAGGCGTCGGTGCTGCGCAGCTTCGGGTCCAAGACCTACCAGACGTTCCTGACGTTGTTCGACCAGGTCCGGTACCGCTTCGTTGCTACGGCCACGCCGAGCCCGAACCGCTACAAGGAACTGATCCACTACGCCGGCTATCTCGGGATCATGGACACCGGCCAGTCGCTGACACGGTGGTTCAAGCGCGACAGCACCCAGGCGAACAACCTGACGCTGCACCCGCACAAGGAACGGGAGTTCTGGCTCTGGGTGGCGAGCTGGGCGCTGTTCCTGCAGCGGCCGTCCGACCTCGGCTACAGCGACGAGGGCTATGACCTGCCGCCACTGAAGGTGCACTACGTCGAGGTGCCGGTCGACCACACGGCCGCGGAGCCGGAGCGTGACGGGCAGGGAAAGCTGTTCCGGGATGCGTCCCTCGGCGTGATCGACGCCGCGCGCGAGAAGCGGGACACCCTGCCGGCGCGCGTCGCCGCGACCCGCAGCATCATCGACCAGCACCCGGACTCGCACTGGCTGATCTGGCACGACCTTGAGGCCGAACGCCACGCCCTGCAGGCGGCGATCCCGGATGCGGTGAGCGTCTACGGTGACCAGGACCTCGACGACCGCGAGCAGGCCATCGTCGACTTCAGCCAGGGACGGATCCAAAAGCTGTCCGCCAAGCCGGTGATCGCCGGCAGCGGCTGCAACTTCCAGCGGTACTGCCACCGGGCCGTGTTCGCCGGCATCGGCCACAAGTTCAACGACTTCATTCAGGCCATCTACCGAATCCAGCGGTTCCAGCAGACCCGCGAGGTCGAGATCTGGATCGTCTATGCCGAGTCCGAGCGCCCAGTGCTCGCTGACCTGCAGGCGAAGTGGCAACGGGACACGGAGATGCGAGAGCGCATGAGCAAGATCATCCAGGAATACGGGTTGGGGCACGCCGCGATGGCGCAGGTCCTGCAGCGGTCGATCGGCGTGGAGCGGATCGAGTGCAGCGGGAACGGCTGGCTGGTAGCCAACAACGACAACGTCCGCGAGACGCAGGGCATGGCCGACAACAGTGTCGACATGATCGTGACGTCGATCCCCTTCGCGAACCATTACGAGTACAGCCCCAGTTACAACGACTACGGGCACACCGACGACAACGATCACTTCTGGGAGCAGATGGATTTCCTGACCCCGGAGCTGCTGAGGATCCTGAAGCCCGGCCGGATCGCCGCGATCCACGTGAAGGACCGCATCCAGTTCGGCAACGTCACCGGCGCCGGCGTGCCGACCGTCTCCCCGTTCCATGCCGAGACGATCTTCCACTACCGCCGCCACGGCTTCGACTACTTGGGCATGGTCACGGTGGTGACCGACGTCGTGCGGGAGAACAACCAGACGTACCGCCTGAGTTGGACGGAGCAGTGCAAGGACGGCACGAAGATGGGTGCCGGATCGCCGGAGTACATCATCCTGCTGCACAAGCCCCAGACGGACCGGTCCCGAGGCTACGCCGACGAGCCGGTCGTGAAGAGCAAGGCTGACTACACACGCGCGCGCTGGCAGATCGATGCCCATGCGTTCTGGCGCAGCAGTGGCGACAGGCTGCTCACGGTGGACGAGCTGGCTACCCTGGGCCCGGACAAGCTGGCGAAGCTGTTCACGGAATACAGCCTGCAGGGGGTCTACGACTACGAGGCGCACGTGCGCATCGGCGAGGCGCTGGAGGCGCGCGGCGCGCTCCCGTCCAGCTTCATGTCGCTCGCGCCCGGCAGCCACGACCCAGACGTCTGGCACGACGTCAACCGGATGTTCACCCTCAACGGCGAGCAGACGAAGAAGGGCCTGGAGAACCACATCTGCCCGCTGCAGTTCGACATCGTCGACCGGTTGATCACCCGCTTTACGAACGCCGGCGAAGAAGTGTTCGATCCGTTCGGCGGGCTCTACACAGTGCCATACCGGGCGCTGAAGCTGGGGCGCCGGGGCCGCGCCTGCGAGCTGGCCACCGGCTACCACTTCGACGGCGTGAAGTACCTGCAGGCGATGGAGCGCGAGGTCTCGATGCCGTCGCTGTTCGATTCGCTGGACGCCCAGGCCGCGGCATGAACGACCGCGAGCGCGACCTGCGGTTCACGCACATCCGCATCTGCGGGTGCGTCGCCTGTCACATGGCCGGGGTGCCGGGCGTGGTGCCGCCGCAGATCCACCACCTGAACTTCGGGGACAAGCACGGCGGCAAGCGGCTGGGCGACGCGGCAACGGTAGGGCTCTGCCCCTGGCATCACATGGGCCAGCCGTTCGAAGGCATGTGGCCCGGGAAGTGCAGGGTCATGTGCGGCCCGTCGTGGGCGCGGGAGCCCAACGCTTTCCGGGAGACCTTCGGCACCGGCGATGAACTGCTCGAGTTCCAGAACGCCCTGATCGAGGCCTACATCGCTTCGGCATCCATCGCAGCACAGGAGGAAGCATGATCATCGGACGCATTGAGGGAGCCACCCGGGTTCTCGGGAAGCCGAAGGACTGGGAAGAGAGCCACCCAGACCAGCGGTGTGGCGCGCTCGCGGTGCTGGATATCCCGCCAGGGCAGGGCGGACCTGCAATGGTGTCGGCATGGTTCCCGACGCCTGACGAGGTGGAGCGCCTGCGGCAGGGCCAGCCCGTGTACCTCAGCATCTTCGGCACCGGGCATCCGCCCGTGGCGCTGTGGGTGCCGTAATGACGTCCGGCACCGATCCGATCACGGCCGCGTTGAAGGCTTGGGGCTCGGCGACGTTGAACCGGTACGCGTACTCACCGGGCGATAGGAGTTCAAACCACGTGATGCAGCAGGCGCGGGATCTAGCGCCCGGCACCGCCGAGCGCGCTGCCCGGAAGCTGGCCGGTCGGGACGGACACGACCGCCGGCACGCGCTAGCGAAGGCCGCCGACGTGAAGCGCATGCACGTTGTCCCGGTCTGGGCAGTGGATCCGATCCCGTGCACGAACCACGCCAGCCGACCACACGACAACCCGTCGGTGGCGGTGGACATGGGTATCCCGGACGACCTGCTGTGGCTGGATCGTGCGATTGCGCAGTTGGCGCGGATCCATCGCATGCGCGCGCTGGTGGTGCGGGAGGAATACACCGGCACCGGCAGTCAGTCGGTGAAGGCGAGGAGGATCTCGGAGCACTACGGCGCGGAGTTCACCATGCGCCAGTACCGCTACGAGCTGGACAAGGCGAAGGTCTGGCTGTCGGCGTACATGCGCGTCGGTGACGAACCGCGCTACAGGGCTTGACGACGGGCGCGCGCTGTGCAGAATGTGACGTCACGAATCTGATCGATTCAGTTACCTTCAATAATTCCCTCTGGAGCCCGGCCACTGCCGGGTTTCTTGCATTCGGAGCCCTGCCAGCAATGGCGGGGCTTCGTCGTTTTCAGCAGCTGTGGACCACTGGCAGGTCGCTGGGCTCATAACCCAGAGGGACCCCGTTCGATTCGGGGCGCTGCTACCAACTCGGTCGACCGTCGTGCGACCAGGCTCCAGTTCTGGCAGGTCGTGAAGACGTCCCCGGGGCCCGGCACCGACAACTCACTCGAACTGGAACGGAACTGCTGGCCCAGCGCCAGCCCGGTGCCTATCCAGCGGCGGTGACCGACACCATCAGGAGCGCGGCATGACGACCAAGATCAAGTTCAGCACAGACCACGTTGTCACTGGTAAGAAGGTCGAGATCGTCTCTTCGTGGGAGCCCGGCGGACAGGTGACCGTCCTCGGCACGCTGGAGAAGACCGGCGACGAGTTCGAGGGCGTGGTTTACGACGGTCAGCAGTTGACCGCTCGCGAAGTCGACGCCTAACCCCACTCCCGGCCGGAGAACGCGACATGCGCGACATCGAAGGGCTGGTCGTGCATTGCAGCGCGACGCCGGCGGGCAAGCCGTACCGCGCCGCCGACATCGACAAGTGGCACCGAGGGCAAGGCTGGTCGGGCATCGGGTATCACTTCGTGATCCCGCTGGATGGCAGCATCGAGCCGGGTCGCGCGCTGGAAGAGGTTGGCGCGCACGTGCAAGGCCACAACGCCAAGACCATCGGCATCTGCTACGTCGGCGGCACAGACGCGGCGGGGAAAGCGAAGGACACGCTGAACCCGGCGCAGGCGCGAGCGCTGCGCTTGCTGCTGGACGGGCTGCGCGCGCGCTGGCCGAGGGCCGTCATCCGCGGCCACCGCGACTACCCCAACGTCAAGAAGGACTGTCCGTCATTCGACGTCCGCACCTGGTGCCGGGCGAACGGCTTGGACCCGAAGTGATGGACGGTGCTTCGGGGGGATCGCCGTGGTGGATGGCTGGCAGCTTGCTGGCCGGTGCCGTCGTGATGAAGGTCATCGACTGGTGGCTGTCCCGGAAGAAGGACCGCACCGAGACCGACGCGAACGTGGTGCTGATCGCCGGCCTGTCCAGTCGGATCGAGGCGCTTGAGGCTGCGCAGGTCCGCATGGGCCAGACGCTCCAGGAAGAGATGAAGCTGCGCATGGCAGCGCAGGAAGAGGCGCACCGGTTGCGCCTGCGCGTGATGACGTTGGAAGCCGCCCTGCGAGGGCTTGGCGCCGTCATCCCGCCGGATCTGACCGAACAGGGGTAATCCGCCCATATCGGGCACCACAGGTCGCCTGAAGCGACCCGGAGATATCGCAATGAAAGCGTTCCTCTTCCTGTTGGCTGTCGGTGTGGTTCTGGCGCTGCTCCTCGCCGGGAAGACCGCCTGGGGCCAAGGCTTGATTGACGATGCGCGCCAGTGGTGGAAGCTGCGATCGATGCAGGCTGCAGCGGCCATCGCGCTGGTCCCGCAGTTCGTCGGGATCTGGGCCGACTACTTCGGCAATCTGTGGCCTCAAGCGCAGTCGATCCTGATGCAGGTACTGCCAGGCACGACGCAGAACGCGCTGACCATCGCTGGCGCCGTGTTCGCGTTCTACAGGCTGGTGAGGCAGTCGAACCTGCCACGGTGGCCGAGCTTCGATGACGTCGAAGCTGCAGACAAATGATCGGTCAGGCGCTGTTGGTGCGCATTGGGGTTGGTGCCGTCGTGGCCGGGCTTTTGCTCGGCTTCGTCTGGCATCAGGGAGGCAAGGCAGCGCGCGCTGATCTGAAGGAGGAGCGACGCGCTCACGCCGAGACGAAGAGGCAGCATGCCCAGGTCCTGCGGGAGCAGGCCGCGCGCGCCGCCGAGGTTGCGCGCCTGACCAAGACGGCCAGCGCCGCGGTGAAGCGCGACCGCATCCAGAACGACGACCGCTTCAAGGAGCAGGAACATGCGTCAAGCCGTGCGATCAATGATCTGCGCCGCAAGCTGCGTGCTGGCGATGTCAGCCTGCAGCCATGGTGGTCCTGTCCTGCGCCCGGAGGTGAGGCCGGTGACGCTGCAGCCATTGCCGGCGGACATGATGGCTACGCCGGCCTTCGGCTTGAAAGCGCGCTCGAGGTTGTTTCGGATGCCGACCGAGCCGACCGTTGGATCGAATGGCTTCAGGCCGAACTGGCCAGCACCCGACAAGCCTTGATCGCGTCCCGCTTGGCCGTTGAAGAGATACAGTGATGCCGAAGGCTGCGCCGCGACATAGGCCGATGGCCAGGATCGCTCCCGTGCACCATGTGCCGGAAGCTGTCGGCGACAGTTGGCGCGCTGGCAAGAGCAGCACGCAGCGCGGGTACGGGAGCCGGTGGCAGCGTGCGCGGCTCACGTTCCTGAAGCGCGCGGAGAACGTGCTGTGCCGCATGTGCAGCGCACGTGGGCTCGTGGTCCTCGCCGCGGTGGTGGATCACGTCGTGCCTCACCGCGGCGACCAGAGCCTGTTCTGGGACACGAGCAACTGGCAGGCGCTGTGTAAGCCATGCCACGACGGCGCGAAGCAGCGGGAGGAGCGCGCCGCCGCGCACGGCCGGCGGCAGCGCATTTATCCACAGGAAAGCTGAACGGCGGCGAGAACGTACGGGGGGGCGGTCAAAAGTACGGAGCCGCCGCGCCCTAGACCGGCCGTCCAGCGGTTTATTCGCACCGTCAGAAATGGGATCCGAAAAATGAGAGGACGGAAGCCGACGGCGCCGGCCCTCAAGGTGATTGCCGGCACGGCCCGGCCGGACCGCGAGGTTCCTGACGCGCCAGAGTTCGACCTGGTCGAGGAATTCCCCGACCCGCCGCAGCACTTGAACGTCGACGGCGCGTCCATGTGGGCGAGCCTCGGTCCGCAGTTGGTGAAATCGAAGGTGCTGCAGATCGTCGACCTGTTCGCGCTGCAGCAACTCAGCTACGCGTGGCAACGCGCGGTCGCAAAGCAGAAGGCCGGCATGGATATCACCGCGGCGGAGGACATGGCGCTGAAGGCGATGTTCTCCGAGTTCGGGATGACGCCCGCCAGCCGTCGCAAGGTGAGTAGTGGTGGTGACTCGAAAAAGCCGGGGAACAAGTTCACCGGGCTCACGAAACCGGGCGGCAAGTAAGAAGGCTGCCTCGCGCAAGAAGCCGGCCAAGAAGGCGCCGGCACGCAAGAAGGGAGGGGATTTTGTAGATCGCGCGCTGGAATATGCCCGCGAGGCGATCACGGACAAGAAGGGCAAGAGGTTCGGGAGGCTGGTTCGACAGGCATCTCAGCGGCTTATCGACGACCTGAAGCGCGCCGAGAAGCGCGGCGCGCCGTTCCGGTTCTCGCGAGAGCACGCGAACCACGCCTGCGAATGGATCGAACTGCTGCCGCATGTCGAGGGCAGGTGGGAGACGCCGGAGATCCGGCTCCACATCGCGCACATCTTCTTCGTCGTGCAGTTGTTCGGCTTCCGCAAGCCAGATGGGAGCCGTCGATTCTCGTCGGCGCTGTTCGCGGTCGCGCGCAAGAACGCCAAGTCGACCTTGGCCGCAGGGATCCTGCTGTACTGCCAATGCTGCGAGGATGAGGAAGGCGCGCAGATCATCAGCGCTGCCACCACGTTCCCGCAGGCGTCGATCATCTTCGGCGTCGCCAAGCGGATGGTCGAGAAGACGCCCGACATGCAGGAGGCCTACGGGCTGGAGTTGTTCTCGAAGTCGATTGCCCGGTTCGAGACCGGGTCCAGCTTCAAGCCGATCCACGCAAAGGCCTCGACGCAAGACGGTCTGAACCCGTCGCACGTTGGCCTGGACGAGATCCACGCGCACAAGACGGCGGACCTGTTGAACGTTCTGACCTCAGCGGCCGGCGCGCGCAGCAACCCGCTGTTCCTCTATACGACCACGGAGGGCTACATCAACCCCGGGCCCTGGGGTGAGATTCGCCGGTTCGCACAGCAACTTCTGGCCGGCGTCTTCGAGCACGAAGCCGATCACTTCCTCGCGGTGTTCTACGCCGTCGACGACGATGACGGCGACTTCGATGAGAAGGCGTGGATCAAGGCGAACCCGCTGATCGACGTCAATCCGCATCTCGCCGCAGCGATCCGAAAGGAGGCTGCGGAAGCGAAGCGGATGCCGTCTAAGTTGGCGGAGTACAAGATCAAACGCCTGAACCGGCAGGCGGCCTCGGCCGACAGTTGGGTACTCCTGCCGAAGTGGCAGAAGTGTGATGGCGCGGTCGACCTTGACCAGTTGCGGGACGTTCCGTGCTGGGGTGGCCTCGACTTGGCCAGCACCACCGACTTGACGTCCTTTCGGTTGGTTTGGCGGGTTGGAGACCGGTTGCTGACGTGGGGCCGGCGTTGGGTGCCGGAGGAAGCGGTGAAGACGCGCACCGAGCGCGGCACCGTGCCATACGCGGGCTGGATCGCATCTGGCCTGCTGGAACAGACGCCGGGCGAGGTCACCGATTACGCGCTGATCGAAGCTGCGGTGAATGAGGCGCGGGAGCGCTTCAATATCCAGTCGATCGCCTTCGACCGGTGGAACGCCACCGAGATGGTCGGGCGCCTGGTGGAAGATGAAGCGCCGATGGTGGAGTTCGTGCAGGGCACGAAGTCCTATCACCCTGCGATGCAGGAACTGGAACGGCTCTACATCGACGGAAAGCTGTCTCACGGCGGGGATCCTGTCCTCGCTTGGTGCGCGGCAAACATGGTCTCGCGCCGTGACGCGAACCTAAATAGCGCTCCGGACAAGAAGCGCTCACCGGACAAGATCGACGACATGGTTGCTCTGCTGATGGCGGTGGGAGTCAGCATTTCGGCAGAGCCCGTGAAGCCGTCTGTCTACGAGACCCGCGGCATTCGCTACATCGGCTGAGGAAGGCATGGGACGGTTCAACGCGAGCGACCTCCAGGCGCTGGAAAGCATCTGGAACGGTGACGCTGTACGCGCGCTGCCGCGTGCCAGCGTGCAGCAGTTCGACGGTCTGGACGACCCGCGGCTGCTGGAATTCATCCGCACCGGCGCCGCCGGCGCGGAGGGGGCGGCGCAGTTGCGCA